ATTCCGCCGGATTCCCTTAAAGTAATACCAGGCCAGGACTCGCCGTAATTTAAAACGATTCGCGGATAAAAACGGTCTAAATCAAGATAATATTTTGAACTGTCCAAAGTATGCTCCGTCCCGGCGGTGTCGTAATATTTGATGGATGTAACCGATTGAACCGGCGCTTTTTCGAGTTCGATAAAGTTCTTGTAATGCCCGTATTCGTCCCTTGGCCAGCCGTCAAGGGTTAACTGCCAGGTTTGGGTAAGAAATGCCCGTCCTTGATAGGTTTCCGCTTCCTCCCGTACCATTTCGCGGGTTTCGGTTAACCAAGCATCCTCCGCGCAAACCGGGGAATCTTTGATAACGTTAACACCAAAACTAACTGCGGCCTTGTCTACCATCCCAATAACCCGAATATAACTTTTCCCGCCGTCGTAATCCTTGATGTAAAATTTCCCGTCGTTCTCGGTTGTGATTTGGGCGAAGGTGTAGTACTCGTTGATTTCGGTTTCATCGCTTGGGTTGTTTGATTCTTGGATGATAAGGTCTAAAGTTGCCGTTTCCTCGTTTTTGATGGATTGAACCTCGACGTAACTATTAAAACCAGAAACGTCAATCCATTCCCCGGTGACTTCCCCAGTAGGATAGCTCCCCGGAACCACGCAGGGAGCCGGGGTTCTATCCTGGAATGGAGAGGAAATGAGACGGATATGCGATTTTATTTCTGTAAGTGAAACCGGCTCGATAGTCGGGCCAGTAATTAGCTTGTACATGGTATCACCCCTTCAGGGCGTTTTCTGCTTCGATTGCTGCGACTTTTTTGCCTTGAATTATTTTACCGTTGGATAATTCCCAACGGCCAGGACTTAGAGATTTGGGGAATTCGGGTTTTTCTTCTGTAATATTTTTAGGAGTTTTTATAATTTCCGGTTCTTTCTTAATTTCCGGCAACTTACAAATCCCTTTACTGAGCCAAATATTTTTAATCTGTTCAGTTACTGAAACAATTTTTCCAGCCGCAACCTCCGCGCCGTTCAATCGGACATCTTGCAAGGTTTCGATTTTATACAGCGTTATTTCTTTTTTCAATCAAAACACCCCCAAAGCAATCCGCCGCCAATTTTGACCATTGATGGTATTTGCGGCAACGCAACGGTAAATATAGTTCTCGTCGATTAACATTTCACTTGCTACCCCTACCGTTCCATTTACCCCATTAGCTAATGGGGTCACCGCCATTGTTCCCGGTTTTCCTTCGCCGGTCGAACCTTCGGCCAATTCGATTTTTATTAATGCGGCAATATCTTCATCGCCTTCCAATTCTGCTTTAATCTCGTTCGCTGTGGAATCGGCTGCTCCTGCGGCAGTTGTTTTAACATTTACAGTTATTACGGTTCCGGATAACGATACCGAAAGCGGGGTTTCTAGTCCGTCTACAACATATTCAATGGTGATGTTGTCACCATCTTCACCAGGAGTTTTAGCGGTATATTTTAAATCCTTGTTATCTCCCTGAGTGGTAATCAAAGCTGAAGCAACGGCATTAACCGGGGTTCCTTCCACGATTAAAACCCTTCCGGAAAATGTACCAGCGAAACGTCCATTTAAACTGTTGTTTGCGTCTAATGTTGCTAATTCCCTGCCGTTTCGCTGTATGCTTAAAAATTGACCGTATCCAATAGAGTCAATTTCTAAGCCCTTGCCGCTTTCGGACGCTCTAAGTTCGATTTTATTTGATTTGCTAACTAACCTTATGCCCTCAAATTCTTGCATTTTATCACCCCTTTAGGGAAGGAGGGGAAGCCCCCTCCTAATTTTAGTTACCAGTAGCGGCTTGAACCGGTTCAAATCTTCCATCTCCGCGAATCAAGAAGGCGGCGGTCTGAGTGGCGGCGGAATTGGTGATCCGCAAGGCGACATGGCTATAATTATCCGCCAGGTCCATTTCGGAAACGTCAAATTCAACATAACCGATAGCGCTTAGGGTAGACGGCACGCCAACCGCGGCAACGGAAGCCGCTAGAGTAATCGCGACTTCACCGGGGTCGGTGGAAGTTAAGGTCAACGCTCCCACATTGGCGGAAGCGGTCACGCCAGGAACGCCCACGTTAGGATTAGTGCTGTTAATTTTAGCCGCTAAATTTGCGGTTGAAGCGGCGGCATCTGCGCCAACAGCATAAGTCCGGGTTCCCGGAACATCGGCGGCGGCTGCGGTAAATTCTAGCCCGTTAATGGTGTAGACCTCGTCCGCCACATGGACAAGGGCGCTAGTTAACAGGGCAGAGGTAACTAGGGTGTTAGCGGTAATGGTTGCAGTCGCGGCGGCAATCGCTTGCGATCCGGCTCCGGCTGCATCGGTTGCCTCTAAAACTTGGGCTGCCGAAGTCGCGGCGGCGGCCATTGCGTCAACCTGCCAAATAAAAAGGCCTTTTCGATACTTAGCCATATTGTAATAAGTCCCAGTGGCAGGGCCGTTTAAGTTTTGAGAAAGTAAAGCTAAATCGAATTTATCTCGCTTAAACATAGGTTTCATTGTTTTTCTCTCCTTTTTTAAATTTTTAAGGCCGAGTAATTAACCCGGCCTTTGTTTTACGCCCGTAAAATAACAACCGGGGAAACTTGGGTTGAGCCATCTTCCAGAGTCAATGGATCTTTAACCCACAATTGACCGTCAATGTTGGCGACGATCCGGAATACGGTTTGATTAGTATTAAACCGGAAGTGTTCGGACAATGCGACGAATGGGCCAGAACCCTCTTTGATCATGTAGTAATTAAGTTTCGCCAGGGTGACATCGCCCTCGTTGCCAAGGGTCGGGGTCTTGCCGTTCCATTTAACCGGAATACCAAGCAGAGTTGCCGGAACGCCTTTTTTAGCGTCGCCGCCATTATAAATGTAATTCCCATTTGGATCTTGCATGGTCATGATGGTAGGCATTAAGGTTTGATTGATAATCCATACCGGCTCACCAGGACCGGCATACAAAGCGGCCAGCATATTGAGCGCGTCAACATAGCCGAAGGTCGAAGTAGTGGTTCGGTTGATTTTAATTGCTCCCGGCGACCGCCGAATTCCTAATGGGCAACCAACGCCGGAACCGCCGAGAAATTTGGAATCGCGACCGTTAACCCATGCCATCCGCATTAAATTCTGCATAAATGCGCCGGAGGCTTGCCAGTTAACAAGGGTTTTGTTGTTGATTGTGGCTAATCCAGAGCATTCCTGCGGACTTAAAGTCAAATCCTTAATTTCCGGGTCATTAACCGGGGGAATAACCTGCGCTTCGCCGGTCCAGGTTAAAGAAACACCACCTAAAGCCCCGTCTGCACCCTGCTGTAAATAAGGAATAGTAAACGGAGCATCAGGCGGATCTCCGGCGGGAATCACGTTAGCGCGGGGCATAACGATTTCATCTTCACCGTCAAGCTTCATGATGTTTTTGCTGAATTGAGGTGGGATTAGGATTCCAGCGTCGGAAGTGGATAGTTTCTGCAAACGTCCGGTTTTATCGCCGAATTTAACGGCGTTCAAAAACTCGCCAACGTTTTTAAATCCGCCGTCGTCCAATTTTTCTTCCTCTTTAAAGGAAGGATCGGCGTTTTGTCCGGGGTTGGCTTTGTGTTCTTTGCCGTCCGGAAGTTCCAGGTCTTTTTCGAGTCCTTCGACCTCTTTAACCTGTTCAATTCGAACATCGAACGCGGAAACCTCGTCTTTTAACGCTTTGTAGTCGGCGTTAAATTTGGTTTCCTCCTCGGTGGTTAAAGATTTGCCTTTGTTTTCGTCAAGCATGGCGCGCATTTTAGCAATCAAAGCGGCCCTTTTTTGTTGAAGTTCACGTAACATTTTAATTTCCTCCTTTAATTTCAATTAATTCAAGCTCTTTTTCCAATAAAAAAAGCGACTGTTTAGGTCGCTCGTTTCCGGGTTTTGGGGTTGATATTAGGTTTTTTGGCTTCAAAATCGACCAGATTTTTTCAGCTTGGGGCAATGTTACAAGGTCTTTCGACCCGTCCAGGGTTTGGATTGCCCAATCAAGCATTGGTGTTAGGTCAATTCCTTTAGATTTAGCATCCATTAGGGCTTCGGGGTTGGCCGGGACCGGGCAACCGGAATATTCCAAAAGTTCCTGTTCAAAATAATCGATTCCCCAAGGCCGGGTTTCCTCGTCTGCTGACCATTTAGCCCGGATAGACTTAAAGCCAACGCTAACGGCATTTAAAAACCCCTTTAAATACATTTGGCTAATCATGTATCCAAAGGGGTAAAGGTCTTTTGGTGTAAATATCGCGCTAGATTTTAACTTTTTGTCTTGTATCCACTCAGAGAGTGATTTTGCAATACTTGGCTGTCTTGAATCGTGCGCCCATAGGATGACAGGGTTTTTTCGGTAGTTTTCGAGTTTCCACCCGTCGATTGCGATTGTGTCCTGGTCGCGATCAACGGTTTCTGTTGATATTGTAAAATCAATTTTAACACCATCCTCAGTTTCTTCAGTTTTTTCAATTTTCTCAAGGGTGAATTGCTTCCTTTGAAACAATTCCGAAGTATCTTCACCTTTTTTAAACTTGTCTTTAAATTCATCTATGGAAATATAGGGCATGTTTTATACCTCCTTTCCTGTGTTGTTGTTATTGCCGGTTTGTTTTGGTAGTTGATTGGCTGCGGTTTCAGTGGAAATTGACGCGCCATTTACCAAATAAGCTTCTCCGGCGACTCCGTCAATCGGGTTTTGTTCGTCAAGCGCACGCCATTCATTAGCGTTTATAATGCCGTTTTGTCGTTTTAATGCTAATGCTTCGGCCCTTGCTTTAGAATCACCCCTTAAAAGTGCGTCAATATTGAATTTAACGTAATAACCGGCCTCTCTCTCTTTTTTGGTGAATAGTTTTCTATTCATTTCCTGTTCATGCCGAGTAATTACCGGAAGCATGGAATAAACTACAAACTCGATCCCCTGGTGTTCTATGTTGTTATTTGTGGACCGTTCCAAATGCGCTATCATATGAGGTGGAACTCGCATAATGCCGCATATTTGCATATCTGTTAGGTTCATCATCTCGATTAACTGAGCATCGACAAAAGAAATCGGGATTCGGCTAACCTTACCGCCGTTTGTCAAAATCATTGGGCGGTGAGAATTAACTAGGCCGCCATATTTTTCTTCTACCTGCTTTTTAATGGCATCTGGATCTTTTACGTCGTTTGGAAACTCGAAAACCACTCCGAAATTCATGCCCTGCCCGAAGAAACGGTTTGTAAATTCATCTAAAGCCATTCCGCGCCCAAAGGTTTCTGCGGCGGCTTGGATCATCGAGATTCCTTTTAAGCCGTCCCAACTAAAACCGGGTACATGATATACCTTGCTAGGTGGTAAAATCTCGTATTTGCCCCGATCATAAAAATGGTATTCCATTTTGTCTTTAAATTCGTTATATTTTGGTTCCATGTTGTAAAACGGGACCGGGGTTAATCGAATAACGTTTCCGGCTCGATTGGTGTCAATAATTGCATAACAATTACCGTCTGCGTCAAAGTTCATGTTAAGCGATTCCCGGAACGTTAAAGAGGTCATGTCCTCATTAGGAACATTGTGGATAATTTCGTATAACGGGTGATCATACGCTTCGTCCTGTCCTTTTCCGCCGCCTCTCTTCTTAAAAGGAGAGCAGGGAAGGCAACCGAAAGATTCAGTTCTAACCCTGGAACATGCTAAATAAGTTGATAGTCTTAAAGAGGTTTGTTGAGTAACTAAAGTTCCGGCTTTTGTCATGCTCCCCGCCGACCAATGCCGATCAAAATAACGGTCTAGGCTACTGTTTTTAAGGGCTATTTGTGACAAAACACTCATAAAATCACCCTCTTAACCAGGCCGGAAAACTTCATTAGCATCCAGCCGCCGAAAATACAAGCAATCCGCCAATCATAGCCACATAAACCGATAAAAAGCATAATAAAACCCGCTACCATGATTAGTTCGCGGGCTGTGTCCTCTTTGATGTGAGGGAGTTTTATTTGAATTGCAGGGAATTTTATTGCTTTTATCTTTTCTTTTATCTTTTGTAACATGGTAAAACCCCCTATAAAAAGATTACTTCGGAGACTTTTTCTGGCTCGTTAACCATTGCCAGTACATGAGCGTTAATCCCGGCGGCTAATGGGTCAATCCTTTTAGTCCGGTCTTTGCCTTTATCAAGCAAAATATTTCCGCTCGGACCCATTCTGGTAACGGCATTACCGACAGCCATATCTAGGACTGGGTTCTTCAAGTAAATAACCTTTCGATTATAAACTTTTCCCCGAAAGTCCTTAGTTGCTTCGGTCAAATTGCTATATGATTGAGTAATTGCAACCGGCGCAAACCCCAATTCCTGTAATTCATGTTCCAACCAAGTAGACATAGCCTGGTCGAATCCAAGCTGTTCTTTAGGCCAGTTATATTTTTCATACATGCCGACGATGTATTCTAAAACAAAATGATAATCGACTTCTGCCCCTGGTGTTGCTGTAATGTATCCTTCCTTTACCCAAAAATCATAAGGCTCCTTATCATGTTTTCGCTTGTAATCCAGCATCTCTTCCGGGATAAACGAATGAGACAGTATTATAAATTTATCTTCGTAAGGTATTTCAAAAGTGACGCTGGTTAAGTCTAGCCTGGAAGAAAGGTCTATTCCGGTAAAGACTGTCATCCCTTGAATATCTGGTATAATCTCAGCCTGACATTTTTTCCACTTGGTAAGTTCCATGTACCCGGAAGCGTTAAATTCTACCCAAAGATTCATATTCTTGGTCATGAAATTCCGCATTTTGTCCGGATCTTCAAGGGCTTCCTTTAGCTGCCCTTTGAGATAGGATTCCATTCGCGGGACATGGTACATTAAAGGATTTGCTTTATACCAGTTCTTAGGGTTCTTTATATCGTCACCTTTGTCAAGTTCGGCGATATATACAAATACTTCCTCGTTTTCGGAAGTCCCGGCTAAAATCTTTTTACAATATTCGTATTCCCTATGACATGGACCGCCAAGTAAAAAACCGGCGGTTGTAATAATCAAGATTAACCCTTGGCGCTGTAAGCCCATGCCGGAAACAAGGACGTCTAACATCTCGGTTGTTTTATGGGCGTGATATTCGTCGATATTACCAAGGTGAGGGTTAAAGCCGTCGATTGTATCAGTATCTTTGCCGAGGGGCCGGATAATAGAATCGGTTGAATCGTGGAAAATTTCTAAGGTTGATTCTCGGATTCGGAATCGTTTTTTTAAATCCGGACTCGCCTTGATCATCTTTCTGGCAAAATTCCAAACTATTTTAGCCTGGTCTTTTTTGGTTGCGGTTGTGTAAATCTGCGCCCCGATTTCACCATCAAACCCAGCCATATAAGTACTGATTCCACCCGAAAGTTCCGATTTGGTATTTTTGCGCCCGACTTGGATATATGCTTTTTTAAACCGGCGGTATCCGGTGTCCTTGTGGACCCAGCCAAATATTGACCCGACTATAAACTGTTGGAAATCAACTAGTTCTATCGGTTCCCCGGCTACTTCGCCTTCAACGTGTTTTAAATAGCTAAAAAAATCAATTAAATCATCTGCTATGTTTCGCTTAAAAATATAAGGAAACTTTTTAGTTCCCTGCCTTTTTAAGTCTTTTATGTGGCGCTTGCAGGCTTGGATTGTTGCTTTGCAAGCTATTATTTTCCCGGAAATAACTTTTTCGGCGTATTTCGTAACCGGATCATCCGGTAAAACAAATTGCTTTTTGTTGGGCTTTTCAAGTTTCGATACTTTGCAAGTCATCCACCTCACCACGCAGTTATTTAATGTCTGTCAAATTTTTTTCCAAACGTATCTTCTATCTCTTTTGGTGTATTATTCCGGGCATAGCTCGCGATAGCCGCCGGGGTCAAGTAAAATTCGCAAGCGTACTTTTTAATCTGATCTGACATCTTGGTCATAACTAAAACGGCAGGATTTTGTATTTCGTTAAAACCGTTTGCTGTTTCAACTCTAACAGTTATTCCCTTTTGTCTAACCGCTTCTGACGCTTCGCAGTATTTCGCCCAGGTATCGCAAAGAATTGCAAAGGCCGGAGCGGTAAAATTGTTTAAAAGTTTTTTTTCAATTAGTTGACCTTGTAAGGAGTCCCAAAGGTTCTTTGCTTCGGGTTCATCTAAAACAAAATCGGGAACCAAAATTTTATCAGTCCCGATTTCTAATTGATTGGATTGGCGCTGTTCAATTTCGGATTTGGTAAGGTGAGTTTTGCCATCCGCAACTAAATCATCTATATTTTTGGCTTTTCTTGCCATGAGTTACCACCTTCCGGAATAACCAGTTTGAAAATAAAAGGAAAGTCATTTACAAAGAGGCT